CCACACGACGACTATGTAGACGCCGCAAGCGGTGCCGTGGCGATGGTCGCACGGCCCAAGATTTCATGGGAGATACTATGACACTTAACTCGCTTCCCGCATGGTTCGAGCAACTCCGCCGCGGCGGTCGCATCGTCACCACTGCGGACGCCTACAGTGTGTCCCCACTGCTGTACCGCGCCACCAACTTACGCGCTGATGCGCTCAGCTCCATTCCGTACCGACTGACCTACAACGATGTCGAACAGGATTGGCCATTCGTGCAAAGCTTTCCTCAGCTCCTCAAGGACATTGAGCGATCGCTTTGTCTGACGGGCGGTGCCTACCTCTACAAAATCTACAAGGGAAGACGCCTTATGGGCTTTGTCCCGCTCAATCCGACCACGATGAACGTGACGCTGATGACGGACAAAGCAACGCTCGAAAACCCGCTTTTGGGCGCATCGTTCGTGCAGAGCATCAACGGCAAATCGTATGGGCCGTGGACGGTGAACGAGGTCGTCTATTTTCGTGAACCCAGCTACCTCGACGATATCGGGCCGGGCATCGCTCCGGCACACGTGGCACTCAGCAACGCCAAGCTGGAGCATTACCTCAGCCGCTTTGCCTCGGCATTTTTCGAGGGCGGCGCACAGCCGGTTACCATCATGAACCTCCCCGAGCACATGGACGAAGCGGAGTTCCAGCGCTTCCGCACAGAGATGCGCTCAACCATCGGCGGCGGGATTATCAATGCGTTCAAGATGATTTTTATGCGGGCTCCGGACATTAAGATTGAGCAACTCACGCCGCCGCTCAACTCCCTGCAGATGCCCGAGCTATACGAGCGGGTCATCACCAGTGTGGGCATGGCGTACGGCGTACCCCGCACCATGCTCGAGGCATCGGCGGCGAACTACGCAACGGCAGAATCTGACCGACAGTCGTTTTGGCGGGAAACCATCATTCCCCGCCTCAGCCTGTACGAAGCGGTGCTCAATGCACAGGTATTTGCCCCGCTCGGCTGGGAAATCAGCTTTACTCCGGAGATGCTCGACGTAATGCAGGTCGACGAGGCCAGCCGCGCCGGGTCTCTGCTCCAGCTTGTTCAAGCCGGTGTGCCACTCCGTGGGGCGATGACGATTTTGGGGTATGACCAAATTGAAAAAGCGCTGGGCCCCGAGCCCACACCGCCAGCATTGCCTGCGCCGCCACCGGAGCCGACCCCACCGCTAGCACTGCCAGTCCCTGCCATGGATGCGCCGAGCGATACGCCGAGCGATGCGGCGGCCATGCGCTCTGCAGAGTGGGCGTTGCTTGCCAAGAAGTTAGAGCGACGCATTAAAGCAGGAAAAGACCCCGTATGCGCCTTTGAGAGCGACGTATTGAGCAAAGACGATGTCAAGTCCGTGATGATGCGCCTAAGCCCGCAAATGACCGTACACGAGGCGCACGACGTCGTGGACGAGGTCAAGGCACTAGACGACATGACGGAAGAGGAGCGCCGTATCTACGATGAGCTTATTGGCAAGTTCACTGAGCGTGGCGCAGCGTGGGTGCGCAAGATTCTGCGAGGTCAAGACGTAAATCCGACCCTGCGGGACATCGTCGCTCCCGTGCTCAATCGTGAGCTGTCCCGTGTGGCACAAGCGCAGATCGATACGGTGGGCCGTGAGATTGGCGTGACGGCAACGGACGCCACAAATGACCGTGTGGTCGATTGGCTCGTCGATTACGTGCCGATGACCACACGCCAGATTGACGCCACCACTGCAGAGCGTATCAAGAAAGTCATCGATGTCTATCGTCAGACCCCAGGCATGACGGCGGAAGACGTGGCCGGCATGTTGCGTCCCAGCGTTGATCCTGCCCGTGCACTGATGATTGCGCGAACGGAGATTGTACGCAGCCAGACGCAAGCCAATGTCATCTACCGCGATTACCTCGCCGAGCGTGGCCTCAACTACGAGCGGGTGTGGATTACGGAGCGGGATGATATTACATGCCCAATCTGTGGACCACTTGACGGCAAGAAAGAAGTCGACTGGGGAGATATCGGCGGGCCGCCAGCGCATCCGAATTGTCGATGCGCCACCGCATTGCGACTGGTCAACCCGCAACAGCAACAACAGCAACAGCAACAGTCATTTGCGGCATTATCTGCAACCGAACAGGCCGAGGTAGTGCGAAGTAACATTTCCGAAGGACTGCGAACGATTGCTGCAGAGCAACAGCAAGGACGGCGCAACCTTAATAACCTACTGCGACAACGCAACGCATTGACTGCGGGAACTCCAGAATACGACGCAGTTACTCAGCAAATACAAACTGAATACAGCGCATTTCGTCAACGTGAAACGCAAATCAATCAACAAGAAGCGCCGCTATATCGACAACTTTTGCAAGACTTGCGCCGTGATAATCCGCAAGAAGTGCGAATCACATCGATGCATTCCAAATTAACACCAGCCGACATGCAACGTATTGAGGAGTTTGTAAGACTCAGCGTCGGCATTGCTGATTCTGACGGGAAAGTGTGGGACATAAAGATCAAGCCATGGAAAGGCGCTGGCATGGCTGCCGATTACGACACAATCTATGTGAATCCGCAATATATTGATTGGACAAGCGCATTAGTACACGAATCAATGCATATTTTGCAGTTACGAACGCAATACGGCAAAGACGCAACTGATCGGTTTGTCGCTGAGCGTACACAGGGCGAGAAATTGCAACCACTGGCAGAGCTCGAGCCAACATATGCGCATGGCTTGAAAAAGTCAGACAAAGCATATCGTGATGGCGTAGAAGATGCGTATACATTACGCAAATACAAAGGGTCATACGAGTTTTTGGAAGTACTGCCAATGGGTATTACTGACATCTCGGGAACCGCAACAACGTCCGACCCTGGCTTGTTTGAGTGGTGGCTGCAAACCGTAAAAGATGGAGGAAAGTAATGAAGTTTGTCGCACAAATCAACGGCAAAAAAGCTGAGTGGGATGACCAAAAATTGCAATATGTTGGTGACAAAGACGTCATCAACAAGATTCGTGATATCGAGGCGACGTCTTGGTTTTGTGATGACTCTTTTCTCAATGTCAAAGTGATATTGGAGTCATGGGGCTACATAGTCGAATACGAGGCGGATGAAATCCCCGACGACATCATCCGATAGGTGAAATAATGTTCGAGGTCGACATCATTGCCAATGTATCCCTTGGCGCCTATCGTGAAGCGGTGCGACAAATCACGCTGGCGTATGCGAAGAGCGTCGAAGGCGAAATACAGATACAGAAGCCGCCGCCGCCCAAGAAAGGTGCGCAGAAGTACAAGAGCGAAAAGCAACGCCGCTTCGTGATGGCGATGATATCGCAGGGCAAGATAACGGTGCCATATGTGCGTGGGCGTGGCAGTAGCTTGGCGGCATCGCAGAGTTTGAGTCAGTCGTACCGTGTCAACCTTGACGGCGACACTGCCGTGATTACAAGTGATGCCACGTATGCGCCGTATGTCATCGGCGACCAGCAAGCCGAGATACACAAAAACCGCTGGATGACGGCAGCACACGCCGCCAAAGCCGTGGCGGATCGGGGTGAACTCGACACCATTGTGCGGCGCACGTTAGAAGGGATGAAACTGTAATGCCCTACCACATCGAAGCAGAAGACGGCGTGTATTGTGTCTACAAAGACGGCGACCCCGAGGCCTTGCAGTGCTACGACAATGAGAGCGACGCCGAAGCCTATCTCACGGCGCTGAACATCGCTACCGCTGAGGAGACCAAAGCGGAAAGCGATACGCACACGCCGCCGGAAGCGGTGGCAGACAATGCCCGCATGGCGCTCGAAGTCAGAGCGGAGAAGCCGCCGAGTCAGCGCGGCATGACCCCGGTTGGCCTTGCTCGAGCACGGCAGTTAGCCAATCGTCAGCCCGTGAGTGTGGCCACGCTCCGGCGCATGGCGTCCTACTTTGCTCGGCATGAAGTCGACAAGGACGGGGCGACGTGGGAGGAGCAGGGCAAAGGGTGGCAAGCATGGATGGGCTGGGGTGGCGATGAGGGCTGGGCATGGGCTCGGCGCATCATCGAAGCGGAGGATACAAAAGCATTTGACGCCTCCCATATAATGGAAATAGGAGGACAAGCGATGGAAGACACAGTGAAATCACTGCCTACAGCGGTGAAGGCCATTGGCGAGTACACGGTCAAGGGCAAGGGCATCGTATATGGCGGATTCGACCTCACCGAAGACCGCTTCACTGCCGATACCGACCTCGGCGGTTCACGGCCATTCGAGGGCATGCCCGTGTTTTACGACCACGCCATGGGCGGTATCAAGTCGCAAATCGGCATGGTCAAGGCGTGGGTTCCCACGGATGACGGCATCGATGTGGAGATTGAGCTCGATCGCCGCCACCAGTACGCCAGCGAAGTGATGAAACTTGTCGAAGCCGGCGCACTCGGACTCAGCACCGGCGCCGTATCGCACCTTGTCGTCCGTGAGCCAGTCAAGGGCGGCTACGAAATCAAGCGCTGGCACGTCGCCGAGATTAGCTTGACCCCGACCCCAGCGGAGCCCCGCACTACTACCGAAGTCAAGAGCGAAGAGGTCGAACCTGCGAGCATGGCTGCAGATGAGACGATGCCTGACGATACAGAGACCACACCAGACGCGGCCGAAGTGGCCACCGAATCACCAGAGGAGACCAAAGCCATGCCAGAGGGCATCATCGACAACGCTCGCCACGACGAGCCACAGGTAAAGGCGGCATTGCCCGCCGCTCCGTCCGACAATCCGTTCGACAGCAACGAGTACTACCGCGCATACAAGCGCTTCATCGATGTGAAGAACCCCATCGAAAAGCAGGACGACGCCAGCGACGTGTTCACCACGCTGCGCAATGCCACCAAGGCGTACGCCGTCAAGACGCAGACCGAAGGCACCAACAACGACGGTGGCTTCACGGTTCCAACCGCAGTCAACCGCATGGTCGTCGCCCGCCGTGACGAATCGAGCCTGCTTGGCAAGTTCCGATTCATGCGCGTAACCACGGACACTTGGAAAGTGGTCGTGCCTGCACAGAGCACCAAGGCCACAGCCGCCATCGTCGGTGAAGGCGTCACCGCTACCGCCAGCGAGCCCAACATCGCCAACACCAAGACCATCCAGCTGTACAAGGACACTCTCGAGTTCGCCATCACTGAAGAGTTGCTCGCCGACACCGCCAGCAACTACGAAGAGTTTCTCATGAACGAGATTGCCCGCGCCATGGCGGTGAGCGTCAACACGTTCATCATCAAGGGCACGGGCTCGTCACAGCCCTACGGCATCTATGCCCGCGTGACCAACGACGTCCCGCTCGGCGCCACCACGGCGACCTCGGCGCAGATTCTCAGCGTCAGCACGGGTATCAACGGTGAGTACATGACCGACGGCGAAACCGGCTGGATTATGCGCAATGCCACTTGGGGCGTTGCCCGTGGCCTTGACCTTGCCAACACGGGTATGCTTCTGACCAGCATGGAGGGCGGGGTGCGCCGCATCGAGTCATGGCCAGTAGCGCTCAGTGAGCAGGTGGACGCCTACGGCACCAGCACCAACGAGCCACTCATCTTCGGAAACTTTAACTACTACGCATTCGCCGAGCGCACCGCCGGTGTGCAGATCGAGCGCGACTACAACCCGCGTACGGGCGTCACCTACATGATTGCCAAGTGGCGCTTCGGTGGCGATGTGACCCAGCCAGAAGCCTTCGCTATCGGCAAGCACGCCTAATATGACACTGGGGAGCGCTGACGGATCCATCAGCGCTCCCCACTGGAGCGCTATGAAAATCATGTTACTGTACGCCATGGCTGCACTGGGACAAGCGGGGGAGCTCATCATTCATGCGCCGGGCGACATTATCGAACTCAGCGAAAGCGAAGCGCAGACGCTGATTGCACAGGGGCAGGCAATGCTGATTGAGGAGCCCGACCCCGTCCCAGCAAAGCGCACGACGAAGAAGGTTTTGTAGCATGGCATACTTCACGACGGCAGAGCTAAAGGCATACTTGGGCATCACGTCGTCGTCGGATGATGTCCAGCTTGGCTACCTGCCTGACCGGGTCACGGCGGCGATTGACACGTACTGCCATCGCCACTTTGAGCCCGAGTCCGAGCACGGCCCCGCCGCATCGCATACGCACTATTTCACCGCACTGCTGACTGTGGATGGCGGCGATTTGCTCGACTGGCGCACGCTCAACCTCAACCACGACCTTGCAGAGCTCACGAGCATCACCAACGGTGACGGGACGGTCATTTCTGCGAGCGACGTGGTGCTGCTTCCGCTCAATGTGAAGCCAATCAACTTTATCCGCATCAAAAGCGGGGTCAATGTCACGTGGACGTACACCACCTCACCAGAAGCGGCGATTGCTGTCGCTGGCAAGTGGTCGTACAGCCTCGACATCCCCGCCGATGTGAAAGCGGCGGCACTGCGTTGGGGAGCGCACCTCTACCGACTGCGCACGGGTGCAACATCCGTCCCCGCTGACATCACGGTGAGCGCTGATGGCAGTGCCTTTGCATCGAACCGCATCCCCAGCGACGTGGCCCAACTGCTTCGTCCGTACATTCGGAGGTCGTAGCATGGGAAGCCAGCTCGACAACATTCTCGACGCTTTGCAAGCGATGACCATCACTGGCTACAGCTACACGGTCTACCGTGGTTCCACGCTGAAGAACGTCATCGAAATCGCACAGACACCATGCCGCATCATCTCGGCGATTGGCGTGCAAAGTGGGCGCACCGATCGGTTGACGTTCGGCACTGGGGCGCTGATGCGCACCGATTGGACAGTACAGGACACCGCCCTGATTCGCCCCGCATCGCTCGGCATTGGACTAAGCGACGTGGCGGCGACCATGGAGGGATACCTTGCGGCATACCACGAAGCCGTGCGCAGCGCTTTTGATGCCAACTCACGCTGGCTCATCACCGACGTGGCAGTGCGCAGCCAAGTGCTGGAGTGGCCAGCGGCGTCGGGCAATTTCTTTGACGCAGTCGTGGCCACGCTTACCGTGACCGACATTATCGAGTAGGGAGATACATCATGGCACAAACTACTGGAGCAGTCAGCGGAGCCGCCGCGGCGGTATCCGTCAAAATCGGAGCAAGCGCCTACGTCGACCACTCAGGGTGGACGCAGAGCGTTGACGCAACGAGTGCAAGCATCACCAACGCCGAAGCCTATACCTTCGACGGGGACAATGCGATTATTCTGCTGGGCAAAGAGGAGCCCGTAGAGGTTACTGTGAACTTCCTCTACACCGAGGTGGCCACGGAGCTCTGGGAGCTCGCTGAAGCCGCATTCCAAGCCAAGAGCGCCGTGCAAGTCAAGTGGGAGCCGAAAGGCTCTTCGGGCAAGCAGATTGAGACGCTCGCAGGTGGCTATATCACCAACATCGTCTACCCATCGGTCGCCGCGGACTCCGCAGGGCCTGTCGTCGCCGCCATCACCGTGCGTGCACCTGGCATCGGATACGCCGCATAGTCGGGCAGGGCGGCGTGTCGGGACACCACGTCGCCCAGCCATCACTCTGTGTCCCCGCTATAGAGAGGTGTCCCATGTCAAACATCACCGAGTACACCGTCAATCCGGACGAGATTTATCTTGACGATGTGGCCGAGCTGAGCGATGCACTGAAAGCCACTGACTTTCGCCGCGTCAACGCGGTGCTAGTGCGCTGTGTCACTGACATTGACGGCAAGCCCATTGAGCGCATCAAGGCGAGCCATGCGGTCAAGCTGGCAACGCGCATCCTCGAGGCAGTCAACGAGACCACCGCGGGAAACTGAGGACGGCAGTGCTGGCGCATCTCTGGACACAGGCAGAAATGCCGTTTGCATACCTTGAACTGATGTTGTGTCGAGATGTCTACCACTGCCCACCCAGTCAGCTCCCACCGTGGCATAAAATCCGCCAGCATCTCATCTGTATGGACGCCGAGGCGCACATTCGATTGGTAGAGGCGAGGAAGGCAAAGCGTGGCTGAAACCGTAGTAATCAGATTTCGAGGCGAAGACGATTTAACGCCCGTCGCCAACAAAATCGCCGACAGTGTCAGCAAGGTCGACGACAGTGCGAAGCGCGCTGGCAAAGGCTTTTCTGCGCTTGGTGAAATCGCCGTGGGCGCACTGCGAGGCATCGGTGAGGCGGCGCTGAACATCGGCGCAAGCGCACTCAGCGGTACCTTTGATTTTTTCAAGACCGCCGTGCAGGGCAGTGCAGAGTATCAAGCCGCACTTGCACAGACTGAAGCGGTCATCGCCTCAACCGGCATGGCGGCGGGGTTCACTGCGCAGGACATGGAAAAGCTGGCACGAGGCCTGTCCGCAGTGAGCGGCGAGAGTTTGTTCACCGATGACCAGCTCCTTGGTGCACAGAACGTCTTGGCTACGTTCACGAACATTCAGGGCATTAACTTTAGTTCTGCAACGCAAGCCATCGCCGACCTCAGTCAAGCGATGGGCCAAGACCTGCAAAGCTCAGCGGTGCAAGTCGGCAAAGCGCTCAACGATCCGGTGCAAGGCATCAGTGCTTTGCAGCGGGTCGGCGTGAGCTTCACCGAAGCCCAAAAAGAGGTCGTTGAGTCGCTCGTGGCGATGGGCGACACCTCCGAAGCCCAGCGGCTCATCCTGAAAGAACTCGAACGACAGTTCGGTGGAAGCGCCGCCGCCGCCGCACAAACTTTTAGCGGACAGATGACGGTGATGACTGAGCAAATCGAAGACGCCAAGGGCGCCATCGGCGATGCACTGCTTCCGCTCCTCACGGAGATGGTCGGTATCTTCGGCACGCATCTTCTGCCGACGCTTCGTGAAAGCACCGCCTCGATCGGCGCATTCTTTCAAGGCATCAGCGATAGCGGCGGCGTCATGGCTACCATTAACGGCATCAAAGCATCGTTCCAGCGCCTCGTAGCGACCAATCCGATTCTGCAGCGCTTGGTTGTACTCGGCGGCGAGGTGTCCGCCGCATTCGCTACGCTCTACGCTGGTATCACGGAGCTCGCCGCCGACCCCGCCTTGCAGAAGTGGGGTGGATTCGCACTGCAAATCCTTGAGAAGGTGGCGCTGGTCATTATCGACAGCTTGGTGCTGGCTTTTCAGATACTGCGAGTCACTATCGACGTAGCGGTCGATGTCATCAAAGTTTTTGCCACTGCCATGGAGCCGATTTGGTCGGTGGTGTACCCGAAGATTGTCGCCGTACTGACTGCCATCTCCCGGCTCCTCAGAGGTGACTTCGCAGGCGCATGGCAGACGGTGAAAAACGTAGTGGTGACTGCGTGGACGGAGGTGTACAACGTGGTGTCACGTGTCATCACCGACCTGTACAACCGCGTGCGCAGCTTTATCGGCGACATCCTCGGCACTGCAATAAACATCGGCAAAGACATTGTCAACGGCATCGCCACGGGCATCATGCAGGCAAAGGCGTCAGTGGAAAGGGCGCTCAGGTCAGTCATCGATGCCGCCATCCAGAAAATCAAGGATATGCTTGGCATTTCATCGCCGAGCAAAGCCATGGCCAGCATGATTGGCGTGCCCATGGTGCAAGGCATCATCTCTGGCAGTGCAACCGGCGTACAGCGCGCCGTGCAGGCGCCGCCTGCAGAAGCGTCGCAGACCGTGCAAAACTTCTACCTCACTGCGAACTACCAGACAACGCAGAGCCAGTCATCGGTGCGCAATGACTTGCGGGCCATGCAGCTCCTTGCGGGAGGCGTCGCCTAATGCCCTACTCTATCACGTACACCACAGCAGGCACGACGTACGACCTCAACGGCGCCAATGCGGGTATCGGGGTCACCGTGCGCTACTTGGGCGACCAAGGCTTCGGCATGGCGCCCATGCAACGCATCACTCAGCGTGGGCCACTTCAGCAGGGTGACACCGATGTGGGGTACCGCCTTGACCCACGCATCATCCAGCTTCCGCTCCTCGTGGAGGCGATGACGATGGACGCGGGCTATACCGCACGCAAAGGCTTGCTCAAGATTTTTACACCAGCGAACGGGGCGGGCATCCTCAGAGTGACGACCGACCTGTATGACCGTGCTATCCTCGTGGTGCCCATGGGCGGGCTGGATTTCAACCAAGACCCGCAAAGCGGCTACCACATTCGCACGGTGGTGCAACTCCGTGCCGCTGACCCGACGTGGTATGACCCCACTATCGTCAACGCGGCGCAGACACCGACGATTACTGGCACGCCCACGCCCGTCCCGCTGACCATCCCATGGACGGCTGGGTCGAGCTCTATCAACTCCACGCTGAACTTCACGTATGACGGGGACTTCATCTCGTATCCCATCATCAGCGTGACGGGGCCGATTACTGACCTGCTCATCACGCATACCACTACGGGGTATGTGATTGGTGTGACGGGCACTATCATCGCAGGAGATACGTGGACATTCGATTTGCGCTACGGGCAAAAAACCGTCACCGACCAAGCGGGCGTGAATCAAATCGCAAACCTCACCAGCGGGTCGGCGCTGGCGGACTTTGCCATCATCCTCGGCGCCAACACCATCACGGTATCAGGCACCACGACGACATCAGCCAGCACGGTCAACATCACGTACTACACACGATATACAGGAGTATAGGCATGGCAGAGCAAAGCATGTTTTGGCCCACCACGGGCACGGGCGACGGAGTCAGCGGAGGGTACACCGATGCACGACTGAAGACCATCTGGAAAGCAGCGCTGGGTAACGGGGTCTTGCAGTACCAAAACAACCTCACCGCTACGGGCACGGGCACGTCAACGCTGGCAGTCAATACGGGCGCCGCCGTAGTCGAGGGATACCTGTACGAAAACGACTCTAGCGCCTCTATCGCCACCGCATCGCTGGGCTCGGCGACGTATGGTCTGTACGTCATCGCCAACGAGGATGCTTCTGCGCTGGCAGTGTCACGCTCAGTGGCAGGTACTACGGTGGCGGCGAAGTCGACGCGGCTGGCGCTGAACTCCACGACGCCCGCACAGCCGAACATCAAGATTGCCACGGTCGTGACATCGGGCGGAAGCATCACCAACATCACGGCAGAAAATAATCGCTTTGCTTCCAGCCGTGTCAAGACGGTGGGCAGCAGCACGCTGGCGGTAGGAACACGCACGACCAATCAAAGCATCGCCAACAACTTGAACACGGTCATCACGTTCGGCTCGGTGACAAATTCCGATTACGTGACGGGCGTAGCTGGCACGGGCGTTTTTACCATCAAGGAGTCGGGGGTATACAGCCTACAGGGCGGATATAACGTCACATACAATGCGACTGGCTATCGCTCAAGCTGGGTCGCCATCAACGCCGCTATCCAGCTTGACACCATCGCTCAGTTCACAGCCACAGCGATTGGAACCTCGGGCACGTCGCGATATCTGATGGCCACGCAGTTTGAACTCGTCGCGGGTGACACCGTGGAGTTTTATACCTATCAGGACTCTGGCGGCGCACTTAATCTCTCTCGTGCACGGTGCACCATCGCGAGGCTTGGATGAGCGTCAGCTATACAGTCATTGCGTACAGCAGTGCAGGCACACGGCTATCCTACAGTGACGACGTGCTGTCGCTTGACTGCACGCGAGCCGTGAACGGCATCGATATTTTTAGCCTGACGTACCTCACCACCGCCAACTCCGTGCAGTATCTCGTGGCTGGCTCGATTGTCGAGGTGTACCGTCAAGACCCTGACGCAGGCATCGCCTCGTATCGTGAGTTTTCGGGCATCGTGCGGGAAATCGTGCGCACGGTGACGGACACAGACATCACGGCAATTCGCGCCGTGGGCTTCACTGCCCTCCTCGCTGACCGCATCGTGGCATACCGTGCAGGCGTGGCCAATCGCAGTGCATTTAGTGCGGTTCCAGCAGAAACCGTGCTGAAAACGTTGTTTGACTATAACCTCGGTGCCAGCGCTACGACGGGCAACGGGCGTCTGCTGAGCGGAGTACTCAGTGGTGCGACCACGGCGGCATCCGCAGGGACGGGCAACGTCATCAGCATTGCGTGCCATGCGGACAACCTACTCACCGCTATGCAGGCGGTGCAAGAGGTGGGTGGCGGTGATTTTGACGTGATTTACACCGCTCCGGCGTCGTACGCCTTTACGTGGTACCTCGGACAGCGCGGCACTGACCGCAGTGCCAGCGTGATTTTCAGCATTCCCAATGGATCTATTGGACAGGTCACGACGACCTACAGCGCCATCACCGACACTACGGCGGCGATTGTCGGCGGGCAAGGCGAAGGCGTTGACCGTGTCTACGCGGTGCGCCCTGCGGTGCCACCTACGGGAATGAGTCTGCGGGAAGGCTGGGTGGACGCACGGCAGTCCACCACACTTGCAGAGTATCAGCAACGCGGCGACATCGCCCTCGAGGAGGCGACGCGGGCACGGAGCCGCATCGATGTGGTCGTGGTGCAGACGCCAGCACTCCGCTACGGACGCGACTACTTTCTGGGCGACCTCGTATCCATCAGCGTGGACGGTGTCCTGTACACACGGAAAATTGCCAGCGTAGCCATCCGCGTCGGCACGGACGGGAGTGAAAACATCGATGTCGGACTCATTTCTCAGTGACTACATTGCCAGCAGGCGGCGCTTTGAGCGGCTCGAGCGTATCGAGTCCACCACACGCCGTGCTATCACACTGACGCGCACGGCGTCGCTCAGTCTCACCACTGCGGGCACGGTCGTGACGTGGCAGCAGGAAAACCGTGTCTACGGTGGCGTCACATGGTCAGGCACAGACATCACGATACCTGCATCTGGCTACTACCACGTCAGCCTTGCGATTCAGGTAGCCACGGCAATCGCAACGATGACCGTGCGCTACCGCGTCGGCGGCAACGCGGTTATCCACGACACGGGCCCGATCGGAAGCGCGACACGGCAAAATATGGCCACGTCCGCCATCGTCTATTGTGCGGCTTCTGACGTGCTGAGCGTTCAGCTCGTACCCAGCGTCAACGTGTCGCTTGACGCTATCGCAGAGACCAGCGCCAACGCCAGTCCGATTCTGCACATTGTCAGTCTATAGGAGAGCCTATGTACTACCGCATCTATGACCTCGCATCGCTCACCACGCAGTACACCGATGACCTCGGGAACCTGTATGACGACATCGGCGACAATCCGTTTGAGGACGTGCCCAGTGCCGACGAAGCCGTCGCCATGGTGCGCACGGAGCGCAACGCAAGGCTGTCTGATTGCGACTGGACACAGCTCGCCGATTGCCCGCTCCCCGCTCCGACGGTGACGGAGTGGCGCATCTATCGGCAGGAGCTTCGCGACCTTATGGGGGATTTCGCGTGGAACGCCTCGACATGGCCAGTGCAGCCGTGATATAATCAAAGTGCTCACGGCTCATGGGCAACTCACACTCGCCGCCACGCCGCTCCCGCCACATGGGGCGGCGTTGTGGTATACTGTGAGCGTAGCAATCGGCTACACATGTCCACATGTATATATCACACCGAGCCCCGCACTGCCTGATAGTGCGGGGCTCGGTGTCGTCACGTGGGGTGATGCAAGAGCAGTATAGCAGGCTCTGAAAAACTCGTCAAAAACTCGTCGAAAATTGGTCAATATTCATGTTGACAACGTGTTGACAACATGCTATTGTAGTGACAGGTCAAGATTGACCACGAAGGAGCTAGACCCATGAGCATCCCTACGTTCCCCGTTCGCATCCGCACCCAGTTCGAGATTGAGCAGATCAAGGTCGCGTACGACATCGCACAGGAAATGGCCACCGACATGCCGCCCTCACAGCTGCAGTTCATGGCGGACGTGTTCAGCGGTGTGGCAGAGGCCAACGACGATGACCACGCTCGAGCCATGGCGCAGGCGTTCTTGGACACACTGGATACCATCGGATAGCCACGACGAAACCGGCGGCGATAACCTCAAAGCCGGTCTGCTGGTGAGTGCCAGCACTGATGAGTCGATACAAAGGAGAGAGAGCCATGAGAATTCCAACCGCAATAGAGGTTGCCGCAGGGCACATCATCGCCGTCGCCGAGGCGGCCAACCGATGCGCAGACGCGGAAGCGTATTATTTCTTGCGCGCATACGCAGGAGTCCTCGCGGAGCGCCTGCGTGAGCAGGCAGAAAAGAACGGCGCCCGCATTTGGATAGTCGAGTGGACCGCAGAGCTCATGCCGCGGGACGTCGCCCGTCCCGCGGAAACCATTAAGCACTTGGTGCCCGGGAAACCGTGGCCCAGAGCCCAACAAGGGGCCATGGTCGAGATTGACGGTATTTACCATCGAGTGGTGGTAAATACCACCACAAAAAAAACGGAGCACGAGTGTCAATTCGGTATATACATTGTCAATGAGACCATCGGATAGCCACGACGAAACCGGCGGCGATGACCTCAAAGCCGGTCGCTGGGTGAGACCCAGCCTGATGAGTCGATACAAAGGAGAACCCCATGAGCAAGGAAATCGTTCTCGAGCGCACCATACTCAACGTGAGCGACAGTGCAGATCGCTGGGTGGCAGGCTACGCCGCCATCATCGCCACACCGGAGGAGACCTACGCCCTGCAGGTGCGCAAGGTTGACCTGACCAAGCTGCCGTACGTGAGCGAGGACAGCATCGGCTACGTCATGTGCGCACTGTGGGCGCACACTGCGACGGGCATGGAGAGCGTGGCCACATGGTGGTGCAACGCCCACGAGGTGGGCAAGCACGTCGGTGAATTGCTCCAGCAGGAGGTGACCGTATCATGGCGCCAGTAGACAAAGAGTTCGCGCGGCTCGTCACGTGGCTTATCCACTGGCGAGCCATGGTGGCCCAGCACATCGCCGACGGCATCATGACCGAAGCCGAAGCCGACGCCATCGACAAGGCCACCACGTTGGAGATTGACCGCCTGCGCCGGTTGCGTCGGCGCCGCATTGAGGAGGTGATGCAATGATTGACTGGGCAGGTGGATTTGTGGCAATCGTGACGTTCGCTGGCGTGGTACTCGGGGCGTGGCTGGGAGAGAAGTTCGAAGATTGGAGAGAGCAGCGATGACAAAGTACATTGTAGTGCAGGTAGCTGGCACCGCTGTCCGTATGGTGACAGCACAGCCGCCCGAATTCACCGGTGTCTATGACACCAATAGGTACGGGGAATTGCAGAATTTTTCGGTGTGTGACACCAGCGTCGGTGACGCCGTCTTCCACACCGACGTGTGGGGGCGTCGGGCGGAGTACACCGTCGTTGTCAACGACATCACCTATGGGAATGCGGAGTATCCGGACGAGTACGTATTCGTCGCCCGCTGGAAGCAGTGGGTGACAGAATGAAACAGTTTTTCTTTGTCAAGCCCATGGCCACCGAGATGCACATCACCGCGTCGCAGCGCGGTGAGCCCATCGAGGTGATGACGCCCAACATGGACGGGTACACGGTGCTGGCAGAGTGGCGCATCGAAATCACGGTGGGCGGGGCTCCGCTCCTGTACAAGCGGATCATGATGCCGCCCAATGCGCACGAACACGACCTCATGGTGATGATTGACACGATTATCGGCATTGAGTTCACTGAGGGCATGTGCTCAGTGAAAGGATTCGAAGTACAGGAAGGAGACTACTAGTCATGGCAGAAGCAGTAATCGCAATTGCAATCATGGCGTGCGTCTGTATGCTCGCCGCTACGATTGTTAGCGCCCTTGCATGGTACGAGCGCTACAGTGCAAAGTGGCACCATGAGATGATGCTGGAGAGCTACGCGGACGGCTGGGACGCCGCCTGTGAGGTACTCCGCCAGCGAGAGGAGCAACGACGTGGATAAGCTTGCACAGATTCAGGCACTGCTCGAAGAGCGCAACGCCCTCAACCGCCAGCTCGACTACATCACGGAAAAAGCGGTGCGGGCACAGTACATCAAGCGCATCGCCGCCATAGGCGCTCAGATTGAACGGATGAAAAACAAGTAAAGGAGCCACATGACCCCGAAGAACCATTTGCACGTCCGAGCCGACGCAGAGTTCGACAGCGCCATCACGGCACTCATCGAAGCGCTGGCCAAGCGTGACGGCGTCAAGCCCACCAAGAGTACCGCTGTCCGCCGAGCTGTTATCTACATGGAGCGCATGATGCGCTCCGCTGAGAAGGAGAAGACCCATGAGTGATTTCACACTCCCAGGCTACAGCCCAGAGAGCTACGCAGACGACGCAGAGCGCTACCCGCTCATCTACTGGCTCAACTCCACCAAGCTCGGCGGTGTGGTCGCCGCATGGCACACGTCAAGCCTCAGCGCCGCTCCCGCTGGGTGGGAGCAGGTGGAGCGCTTCGACAACGAGGAGCTTGCTTTTGAGACTCGCAGCCTCACCTTCGTGCCGCTCCGTCAGCGCATGCAGTGGTACATGTCGCTCGACGATGGCAGCACCAAAGCGATTCCGCACTACATGGATGCCGTCGCCGCCAAGACGTTTTTGCAGAAGCACGGCATGGCGGCGCAGTACGCTGGCGTGCGCAGTACCACACAGTGCCTGGCCATGGTGCAGGGCATCGAGGAGCCGGTCATCGTACAGTGCAAGGGCATGGTGGCGATGCAGCTCTTCAAGCGTCCCGCCAAGCGTGCTCCGGGAGGCATCGTCTACCAGTATGTGAACGCGGCGTTGGCGCTGGCGAACAAAACCAAGAAAGGCGCTGACCAGATTCCCCACTTTGCCTTCTGGGTGACGTTGCAGACGCCGCTCACGCCCAAGGGCAAGCCCGTGACCACTGAGGTGGGCGGCGGTGCCGTCGTTGTGCACCCACAGCTTGCCAGCGATCCGGCAAAGCTGGTGCGGGATGACCTCGTCAAGGGCTTCGTTGGTCGTGACCTGCTTCAACTGGCGCACGCCATGTACCTCGACGGCGAAGCGTGGGCACAGGAGCCCGCACGCGACGACTTCGCCGGCGGCGTGGTCGAGCCACCGCCAGCACCGCAAGCGCACAACACTCCCCAGCCGATTGACGATGCTGATTCGCCGTTCTAGACGAAGCACACCGCCCCGCTTGGCCATGCTGAGCGGGGCGAATCGAGGAGGAGGAGAGATGATTCAT